CCCACGGGTAACACCGCAGTCATTTTAACCACCCTTGATTGCGTTGAATACATACGGGATAGGTATTCATTCCAATACATTTGATACATTGTATTTACGGGGGCATTCCCACGCAATGACAATTCTAAACCGAACGCATTGGAATAACTTGTTGATACTGTTGGGTACGCGGAATATGGTGTCATTAACGGCAACACATATTGATTCACATTGTTAAAATAGTACGGATCGGAAATTGATTGTTTGCCTCCGTAATAAAACAATGTGTAATCTTGTTGCACGGGCTTGGCATCGCTATCCATAAACACGGGAATGTTTAATTCCGTTTTGCGTACAATTTGCCCATTCAAATTGACCTCGTTCATCGCCTGGGGTGCAATCACATGGAATGGTGTTTCAATGTTAAATTCCTCCGTTGGGTAATCAATTAACGGAATGAACTTAATTGATCCAAATTCCCGTTTGTTGATTTGTTTGTAGTACGCATTGGCCAAACAACTTGATTCTTGATGGCTCATACTCACATGGCGTGGTATTGGCATTTTATCGTGCTGAATGTCCTTAACATCCACATACGATGTCCAATTCTTTGTTGTTCCCGTTGCCAACCAATCCGCCAAATTGTGGATTTCAATTTCCTTTTCTCCAACGGGTAACAAAATGCAGTTAAAACCTTGCAACACCCCATTGACAAAATCTTTGATTGGTTTTTGTGGCATCGCATCAACCATGGAAATCGTGTTACCATTAATACCTTGTGGGGCTTTCGTACATTCAAAAGTAATTGAAGATGTTGACCATGTTCCCGTTGCACGATAACGAACCGATACCACATCCATGGTTTTCAATGCGTAATTAAATACAATTGTTGCCGTTGGCGGTGGTGTAAACCCGCTTGTGAATATACCCGTTGCGGGTGCGTATATTTTACGACCATTGATAAAAAATGCAATTTCCAAACTTTGCAATGGTACACCTGGGGCCACAAGGTCATTCAATTCAACTGTGAATGTATATTGACCATAACGATTGGCCGTATAATTGCCCGTACCCGATGCGTAATTTCCCGATGGGTTTACAACAACGGATGTGAATATCAATTGCGAATATGTCAACCCACCAAATGTGCTTCCGTTGAATGATTGTGGTGCTTTGTATGCTTCAAAAGTTCCTGGCAATGTATATTCGGGATCGTACAATGGCCCCGCCGTTTGCATTGGCAAAATGTACAAATCATCCATTTCGGGCCTTGTAAGGAACGAACCCGACAATGTAATCCCGATTTCCTCAAACACTGTTGTGAGCATCGCCCGTAAACGAATCGCGGGGCGTAAATCATCCACTTCAACGCCCCTTGGATTGCGGATGTTCCCGTTTACGCCACTCAATGTTGAATATCGCCACCCTTGGTTGTAATCGGCAATAGGCCATAAAATATCACCACCCTCCAACGCTTGATCCCATGAACTCAATATGTTTGCATAATTGGCCGTGTGATTGTATTCACTCCAATCAACTTCGTTCATTAATGTTTCACCCCACGCATCCAAAATCTTTTTGGTTTGACCATAAAAAATGATGTTGTACAATTGTGGCAACCCATCCTTGAATTTACAACCAATCAATTCAACACGACCTTCAAATACGGGTAATCCGTTGATGAATATGGTTGCGTTTTTACCAATGTTGGGATTCCAACCCACGATGACCATGTTTTCATCAAACCAATTGGAAAAAATTGCATTGTTAGTGTCCGATGCGGGTATTTGGAAATCTTGGGTGTAATCTGTCCAAATGGTGGCAAGGTTCATCAAGTCCTTTAATTGCCTTGTAAGTGGTACGGATTCATCCTGGAATAAATCCACGGGTATTTGGTAACTGAATGTACCGCCCAACGCTTCCAACTTTTCAATGCAACATTCTTGGCCTTCAATAAATCCCGATGCCGTGCGTTGGTTGTACGCCAACATTATTGGGCCGATGGTATCGGTGTTGCTATCTTGGATGGATAATGAAAATCTAATTGCCATTATCGTACTATCTTGTTAATTTTTGGTTGGTTGTATTCCATTTGGATGGTGTACAAAATCAACTTTTCGTTTATGCGGGTTTTCTTTTCAAATGTGGTATCAATAATCCTTGCCGACAAAACTTGTGGGCCATTAACCAATACATTCACCGAATAAAAAATTTGCTCAACCACATCAACATCGTTTTGCGTAATCCAATCCGTGTTTACTGTCATCACCTGGGTACTATTAACCAAATATGGCGTGGTAATTGGAACCCCGTATGTCCATGATTGTGCAAGGTCGGTTTGTTTGTAAATCGGTTGTGAATACTTTTCACCGCTGATTTGGTTTGTGGTTCTGTGAACGCCATTAAACAAAAACGAATCATACACCCCGTATTTGTTTAGGAACAACACATCTTGTTGCCCGTACTTATTCTCACACACAAAATTCAATGGGATAACAATATCATCCCCCGCCTTTACAAAAGTTATGTTGGTTGATGCCGATACCCCACCCGCTGCCAACAATTGTACAATTTCAATACCTTGTATTGTGTTTGCACTTAACCCACCCACCGCGTTTGGTGTGATGGTTGCCGTTCCACAAGTGATGGAAGTAACCACAGTTGCATCGTACCACAAATATGCCGTGGTTGTTTCTGCGGTGATTGTAACTTGGGTTTTGTCCGTGTAAACCACTTTTGAAAATCCATCGTTAAACCCTTCCGATGTGTAAGTGTAACCCAATGTAGCCAAAACAACATTGGAGGTCGCATACGCCGTGTATGTGGTTGTGGTGCCTACTAAATACACACCACGCACTTTGACGGCAACACGCATTGCCCCATTTCCGATATTGGGTTTGTATGTGCCGTTGATTAAATAATCCTCGGTCAACATTTGTTCCACCAATTTGTGAATGTCAATCCATCCACGCCCCGAACCATATTGGTCGGGTTTGCGGTTTATTGTCCAATTCGGTGAACCTGGCAATGTCGTTGTGCCACTCCATACATACACATCGCATTGATAATAGAATGAATCTGCGGTGTATAACGCATCGTAAAATTGGTAAATCAATGGGGATTTTGCCCCACATATCGCACTTGGTTGTTCGTTGAATGTCATCGTTTGAATCTTGCTTTTATGTCTTTGGCCATTGCCGTGGTTAATGCCTTATTGAATTGTGGTAATATCTCCTTTCGTGCCATTGTAACAAATGGGAATGGTTCAATACCAAAGTGTTTAATTTTTCTGTTCATCATGAATCGCATTGCGTTTTCATCGGCCTTGCCTTTGAATCGCCCCGTTCCCATATCCCGTGGTTGAATGCGTTTCATCTTTGTCCAATTACGCATCGATGCCAACGGAATGCCCTTGCCTGGCTTTCTTCCGTTCTGCACATAATCGGCGGTCTTATTCATGGTAATACCCATGTTTAACCCTTTGGGTGATGCTTGGATGGAATTAACCAATTGCCCCGATGCCACATAATTACCACGGAATGTTTTTTTGGAAACGGAAATGGGTGTCCAACCTTCACCAACCTTTTTCCACTTGGCACGGATTGAAGTTCGTGGGCGTTTTACTTCCAACAAGGTACGACACGCAATCGCCCATTTGTTGGAATACTCCGCAACAACTTGTTCGCTATTTTTATACGCAATCGCCATCCGTAACCCATGGGTTAATTAACTCAATTCCAACTGTGATTTGGTAACCCGCCAATACCGAATCCAATGTTTCCACAAATGGTTGAAAAGTAATTGGGCGTATATATTGGATTTGGTTAAAATAATCTTGTTCGGTACGCCATAAACCCTTTGAAAATCTCACATACAAATCTTGTAGGATGTTCGCGTAGTTTTGATTCTCGGTGTATCCGTATTGGCTGTATTCGGTGATTAAATTTTCTTGTTCGTTTTCCGTTTTCAAGAAGTTCACCCGATCCGCCACCATGATATTCATTTGGATAGTTGCTACCTGGTCGGTCAATGCCACCGATTGAATTGAACAATGCATCAACGGGAATACCAAAAACGCCTTAAAATCAAATTCGGTTAATGTGCCGTGTGAATAGTTCCACCCCTCCAAATCGGCAATGTCTTTCATCACCTCAAATGCGGTTCCTATGTGATTATTGTTCATCGTTGTTTAATTGCTTTTTGTTCCATCTTCGCAATGTCGCTTTCGTAAGCGATCCACATACAAGCGGAGTGAATGGGTTTTGTATATACTTCTTCAAGGTTGAGGAAACTTCGGTTAGCAAGTCGGTAGACCATTCCAAACCATCCCCATTTTTCGGTAAGTCGTACTTCATCGACACTTCCCCCCTCCTCACCATCGCCAAATACTTCTGGGTAGAATTCAACAAGTCGATTCCTAAACTCCAAAAAAAAAGCAACGCACCAAACGATGTGTTGCAATCCATGTCCTTGAAATCGTTGTTTAACTCCGCATTGTACGGGGCAATTTCATACCTTCCGTTTTGCCCTTCCTTTGTGATGGGGCGATACAAAACCGATAACACCTTCCAAATATCATTGGGGGTTTTTTGGTATGTTTCAATGTCAATAAATTCACCCGTTGACAATTCATCCATGTTTGGGATGAATCCGTATTTGATGCCGTTCATTTTGAACCTTGGTGTGAACACGGGTTTTGATTCCAACATCTTGGAAATCTTAATCACACAATCTTTAAGGATGTCAAACGGGATGGCCTTCACTTCACTCATGGTTAATTCACAAAAGATGGCAACCGATTCCAACTGCCTTTGTGTTTCATCCATATCGGCCTTCAATTCATTGTACGCCAACATTTGATGCAACTTGACATCCTTCAATTCTGTGGGTACAATGATGGTTTTTGTTTCAATCATATACCCATAAAACGCCAATAATGGCGATTGTTTATACTAACCTTTCGTGAAGGATGGTGTGTACCTGGGCGTGATACCTTTGCATCTCCTTATCCGTTACCAAAATATCGGTAAATTCCCGAACCGATGAAATAATGGTGGAATGGTCAAGGTGTGAAATGTTACCAATCTCCATGAATGTCATGTTTAATCTTTTACGGCAAATGTGGTTGAACATATGACGGGCATACATTGGTTTGCGCTTCCTTGACTTGGTGATAATTTGGTCGGGTGTCATGTCCATAACCTCACAAATAACCCGTAACACTTCACCCCAGGTGGTGTAATTGTTGTTAATGTCCGTTTTGGGTTGCACAATCTCCCGTTTCAACATTTTAATTTCACGATCGTGTTGCATCTTGTTTTCAACCACCAACAATCGCAGTCGTTTAATTTCTTGTTTCAGGTTGTGTATTTCTTGGTAATGGCTTGTCATATTGTTCTTTGAATTGCTTTGAAGATTTCATATGCTACTTGTGGTACAATCGCGTTCCCGTATGCTTTTATTGATTCGTTTCTCCACTTTGAAAAGGTAATTCCGTCCAATTCGGTGGGAAGCCCATCATCTCCCCCACAAATCGGGGATTGAGTTGGGAAGTTGTCCCAACTATTTGCCGAACTCGTTTGGTCATTAAATCCTGATTTTCCAATCCCGTTATCTTTTGCCCCTCCTGGGCCGTTGGTGTTGGTAGCATCCCCCTCACTTGCAATGTCGCGTATAAATTGCTGTTCCCCTTCATTCCCGATTCCCGTATTGGTTTTGCTACTCCGTCCTTGCTTATGTGCAGCTGGTGATTGCTTTGACTTTCCCCAATTGCTGATGCCGTTGGTGTCGGTAATAATCCCATCACTGCGTAATGTTCCAAGTACATCGCCATCGTTTCCCCTCCGTATGTTTCTTTGCGTTTCATCGTTTGTTCCTCCGTCACTTCCCTCGGACTTGAATTGGGTGTTGGTAGCAACGAACCATACTCTATCTCGTCCGTGTGGGGCATTGACCGCCGCCGCAGGTATAACCACGGCCTGGACTTCGTACCCCGCAGATTCCAAGTCAGAATGCACCTCGTCGAATACCATCCCTCCATTCCAATTAAGCAACCCAAAAACATTTTCCCCCACGATGTACTTTGGTTTAATCTCTTGTAT